AACACTGTTCTTTTTCGTCATCCCGGGGCGCGTAGCGAACCCGGGACCCAGGAGACCGGAACGCACCTCAAGGTTCGCGAACCGCGAAATATCTCCCAGTCCCCTGGGTCCCGGATAAGCCGCTTCCTCCTACGCCAAGGCTTCCACCTCCGCCCCATGGGCTTCGGTGGACAGGTCGGAGGGCAGGTCGCGGCTTTCCGGGATGACGGGGAAAGGCGGACGTCGCGAGGATGAGCGGAAAGACAGGGCGAGCCCCGCTCACGCCACGGGATAGAGCCACGCTTTCGCGGCGGCGCGGACGGCGTCCTCGGCGGCCTTGGCGGCCAGGGGCGCGGCGAGGGGACCGATCACCGGCCCGGCGACCTGACGGGCCTCGGTGCGGGCGACGCGCGCGGCGGCGTCGCCCAAGGCCGCCGTCGCCCCGGCCACGCCGGCGTCATAAGCCCGGGCCTGATCGCTTCGGCGCACCAGGCCCAGCACGAAGGCGACGGGGGTGGGCTTAGTGGGATTGGCCGCGAAGACCCCATAGGCGAGGCCGATCAGCGAGACGATGTCCGCCGCCGCGGCGCTCACCTGGTCGGGCCTCAGCCCGTGGATCATCTGCAGACCGCCGACCAGCAGGGCCGACAGGATCTGGTCGGCATAGGTGGGCATGACGCCAGGCGGCGCCGGGGCGTTTGGGGTCATTGCTGGGTCCTTTTGCAACTCAGGCCGGTCGCCGGCCGCTGCGGATCATAGCGGCCAGGCGCAGGGCTCGCTCGCCGACGCCCTGGGGCGGATCCTCGGCCCAGTCGGAGAGCAGCATGGCGGCGCTGGCGGCGCGGAAGTCGTGGGCCTCCAGGGCGCTCAGCATGTGGTGAAACTGAAGCAGGCCGTGGACCCCCAGATTGAAGGCCATATTAGCCAGGGCGTCCTGGCGCACCGCGTCCAGTGTCCGCCACCAGGGCAGGGCGGCGTCCAGCTCCTGGGTGGTTCGGGCGATATCGGCGGCCAACTGGGCGTCGGCCTGGCTCTGGGTCCAGACCGTGCCCGGGGCCACGCCGGCATGGCCATAGCCGCAGGTCCACACGCCCCGGGTGTCGGCATAGGCGGTGAGGCGCCGCCCCTCATCGCGTTTGAGATCTTCGGTGAGGGCGGGGGTCGTCATGTCCGGGCGCCCCCCTCGGCGTGAAAAATGTAGCCGTCCACCAGGTCCTGATGCCGCTCCATCCGGTCCATGCGGCTTTGCAGGGCGGGGATGGCGTCCTTCAGGGTGTGGATGTCGTCGCGCATGGCGACCAGCTGCATGGCCGTCCAGCCCACCACGGCCAGGATGGCGCTCAGGGCCACCACCGTGGCGGCGTTCAGCCAGTGATCGGCGAGACGCCGGAGAGGGAGAGGATCGATCGTCATGGCCGGGCCCCTCACGGATTGGAACCGGCGACGTCTTCGACGTAGTAGGCGATGTCCACTTCCAGCGTCCCGGCGACCGGGGTGGAGGCGGCGGTGTGGACCGTCACCAGAACCTCGACATCGGCGCCCGTGGTGTTGGCGTAGAGCAGGCCCGCCGCCGCGATGGTGGCGTCAACGGACGCGCCCGACGCATGGCCCACGGTGGTCACGGCGGCCTTGAACAGCTGCGGCGTCCCGACAATGCCGACATCGAGGGCCAGGGTTGGCGAGCCGTTGCTGTCCAGTTGGCTCGCGGCCTTCAGGTTGCAGCTCGTGACCACGGCCCCCCGGGGCAGATACCCCACGGCGATGGTGTCGTTCGCCGCCCAGGTGGAGATGCTCCCCGAGACGGCGTGGAGGTGGGTGGATTGCCGGGACAGTCCGTGTCCGGAAGACGGCCCGACCTTGGCGTTGAACAAAGAGGTGGCATAGGCGGTCATGCTGATCCGCGCCTTTCATGATGAGGGTTGAAGAGGGGGAAAACGGAGGGAGGGGAAGCACGGAGCGCGGAGCGTTCCACCCCTCCCCGTCATCCCGGGGCGCCCGTCAGGGCGAACCCGGGACCCAGAGCCTGCCCCGGACTTGATCCGGGGAGACCGGAACGCACGCCAAGGTTCGCGAACCCCACCCTATCGCCCAGTCCCCTGGGTCCCGGATAAGTCGCTTCCTCCTACGCCAAGGCTCCGGAGGACAAGCCGCGCCTTTCCGGGATGACGGCGTGTGGGGGTCTCGGAAAAAAGAAAAACTTGGACCACAGATGTCACAGATGGACACAGATATCGGATGGGGCGCGGCCCGCCCGCGGGCTTAGCGGCCGAAGGCGATTTAGGGCCTGCGGCGCCAAGCGCGCGGTGCGGCGCCGTCGCGAGATTTATCTGGGCTCATCTGTGTCATCTGTGGTCCAACCTTATGAATCAGCGCCGGCCGCGACGAACACCGTGACCATGCCGTTCTGGACGCCGTTGAAGTTGATCTTCTTGACGCCGAGCAGCTCTTCCATGGCGACGCCGGGGCGGAAGCCATAGTCCTTGATCATGTCGGTGCGGGGCGTGGGCTCCTGGCCCCAGGCGACGCCGACCGCCCCGCCGCCGCAGACGAAGATCGGACGCACGTCGGCGCTGGAGGCGCCCGCCCCATCGAACGCCGCCCCGCCATTGGGATTGGCCGAGCAGGCGTCGCAATAGGCGTCGATCTCCGGGATTTCCCGGTGGATCACCCCGTCATAGATCAGATCCCCGTCCTGGAAGATCGGGTTCTTCTCCATGCCCATGCCCTCACGCGACCGCGCCTGGGTGTTGGCGGTGATGATGGTGGAGTCCGCCTTCAGGTCGCGGAAGGTGCGGGAGCCGTGGAAGGCCACGTAAAACTCGCGCCCGTCGCCGTCCTCCACCCGATAGGGCCGGATGTGCGGGTCCGCCGTCTTGGCGATCCGCTTGGCGAGGCCCATGATCGTGGCGCTGGTCTTGTCCGACGCCGTGCCGACATTGGCGAGCGCCGTGGCGAAGGTGGCGTTATAGTTGCTCTTCAGGTGACCGAAGAGCACCCGGTCCGAGTTGGCTGCGACCCAGGTGTTCTGTTGCGCCGCCGTGGCCTGATCGAAGGGGACGATGGTCCCGTTCACGTCGGTCACCACCTGGCACAGGGCCTTGATGATGTCGTCGCGCAGCTTCTCGGATTCCCACACCATCAGGGCGTCCTTGGCCGCGTCCCACAGATTGATCTCGGTGCGGAAGGTCGTCGACTTCGGCAGACGCACGCCATTGCGCCGCCAGTCGATGGTGATCGGGCAGTTGAAGTTCACCAGCTCCTCTTCCGCCCCGTCCAGAACCGTGGCGCCGGTGACGCCCAGGGACTTCAGACGCGCGATGAAGGGGATGTTGATGGTGCGGAACGCCTCATCCTCCTTCTGGAACTTGGTGAGGATGATGCCGCCCTTGTTGATGTCGGCGTTCGACATGTAGGGCATGAAGCGGCTGTTGCGGACATATTCCTGGAAATACTTGGTGATCCAGATCTGCCGCTCACTGGCGGTGGAGAGAATGGTCTCGGCCATGGCCTAAGGGTCCTTATGGTGGGGGTTTGAATTGACCTCCGGGACCGTCAGGGCCACGGAGAGGTTAGCGTCGAATGGCCGCCGCGAAGGCCGCGCCGGGGCCCATGGGGGTCTCGGACAAGGCCCCGGCCCCGCCCGCATTGGGGGCGTTGGCCAGGGAGCGCGGCGGGGTGGGAACGGGCGTGGACGCACGGAGCGCGGGCGTCTCGCCCGCGTCTTTCGCGGCGGCCTTGGCGGCCTTCCACGCCTTGTAGTCGTCAAGATCGTCCGGGCTGACCTCGGCGAGCAGTTGCTCGCGTTGGCGCGCCTGACGAAGGAACGCATAGGGGTTCTTGGACTGTAGGACCTGCTGGTTGAAGAGCGGATCAGACCCGCACTTCTCGAAGCCCCATTGATGCAGGGCCTCCACCTCCGCCTCGCCGATCTGGCTGGCCAAAAGCTCCCGCGAGAGGTCCATCCGCACGGCCCAGAGTTGCTGGGCGGTCGTTTGCTCCGGCGGCGGAACATCAGCCTTTCGACCGGCCTCGACCTCGGCCAATCGCCTCTCGGCGGCCTTGCGCTTATCCCGCTCATCCAACAGCGCGGCCACGGGAACGTGGCCAGGCTCCAGCGGCGGGGCCAGCGTTTGGAGCGCGGGCGTCTCGCCCGCGTCCGGCGCGCTCGCGGGCGGCGGCGGTTCCGTGACCTCGGCTTGAGCTTCAGCCACGCCTTCGGCCTCCCCCTCAATGAGGGCGGCCAGATCTTCTTCATCCATGGTGGTTTTCCCTTATCGCCCGTTCAGCGGCGGCCTGCCTGTCCTCCGACCTGTCCACCGAAGCCCATTGGGCGGAGGCGGAAGCCTTGGCCTAGGAGGAGTCTCGCCCGTATCCCGGCGGCGGATGTCAGCTTGACGGGGCCGACGGCCCGAGAGGCACCCTTTAGCCTTGCGGCTGCCCGGCGGCGGCTGATGTGTCATCTCCTCCCTCGCGTGAGCGGGGGAGGGGGACCGCGAAGCGGTGGAGGGGGAAGTGGCCGCGCGCAAACCGCGCCGCTCGCTCTCCGCCCCACCCCGCTCATCCTCGCGACCGCGAGGACGAACGGGAGTTTTGGGTCTAAAAGCCCCTCTCCCCGTCATCCCGGAAAGGCGCGGCTTGTCCCTCGAAGCCTTGGCGTAGGGGGAAGCGACTTATCCGGGACCCAGGGGACTGGGTGAGGTCGCAAGGTTCACGAACCGAGGCATGCGTTCCAGTCCCCTGGGCCCCGGATCGTCCCTTCGGTCCGTCCGGGGTGACGATATAGGGACTCCCCGCCCCCCTTCCCGTCATCCCGCACGCAGCGATCTGTCTTCCGGCCTGTCCACCGAAGCCCATGGGGCGGAGGCGGAGATGCGGGACCTAGGGGACTGGGCGGGTAAACCGGGGTCATCCAGACTGCCTTGCGGCTTTGGCGTCGCGACCCCCGCCTCAAACCCAGCCGCCGCATGTTCGGCATGCACCGCATGGGCCTCCGACAAGGCGTTGAGCATCTTCGCCGTGCCCGCCGCGCCGCTTTCCTGGGCCTTGGCCTTGGTGAGTTCGATCTGGGCCGTGGCGTGGGCCAGGCCGATCTGGTCCTTCACCGCCGCCGCCTGTTGCTGCGCCTGGGCGGCCTGATCAATCGCGTCGATGACCGAACGCTTGTGGGCGATGGGCGAGAGCAGGATGAGGTCCTTGAGACTCATCTGCTGCTGATAGACCGGGCTCAGCTTCACCATGTCGAGGATTTCGCTGAAGGCCTCGGCCTGCAGATTGCCCACGTCCTGCTGGGTGTCGATCTCGATATCCACGTCCATTTCGGCGACGGCGTTGGAATAGCCCAGCACCGCGCCCGTCGCGGGATGTGTCACCGGCTGATTGAGTCCCACGAAGCGCGGGGCGTTCTCGTCATCGGTGACGCGGATGAACTGCGGGGCCTTCCAGAACTGCTTGGCCCGGCCCCAGCACTGGCGATAGACGCGAAGCTCGAAGTCCTCTAGGGCGCCGTAGAGATTGGCCAGTTCCGTGAGGCCGCTTTGTTGCCGCGCCAGCAGCGCGCGGCCCGACGCATCCTCGCTGTTGCGGCCCAGCACGGCCGGGCTTGGCCCCATGCGCTCCAGTTCGGCCTTGGCCTCGGCCATCATCTCCAGGTTGCCCTGGAACTCGGCCACATTGGGGGCGAGGCCCCAGCCATAGGGGATCACCCCGTCTGGCCTCGCCGCCTCGCGCCGCGCCTCCTCGGCGTCGATATTGATCGCGCTGGGGTCCTTGATCTCGATCCGCGTGACGCTGAGCAGGTGCAGGCTTTTGGCCCGGCGTTTGTTCACCTCGTCCTGGGGCACGATCATGTCCCATACAGCCCCGTAGCGACCGTTGTCGCGCCGGACATAGGCGCTCTGAGCCTCGATGGGGCAGTCCGGGCGGCCCTTGTGATCGAGATAGGGCGAGGGCCCGTGCTCCAGGATATCGGTCCCGGTGAAGACCGAGCGGCTCCAGGCGCCCTGATCCCGCCAATAGATCTCCACCACCAGGAGGCGCCGCAGCTTGGGGTCGATCCAGGCGGACCCCGTCCCCGGACCCGCCAGGGGGCGATCCTGGAAGCTCTCGTCCGGGATCATCATCCCCGCCCCGCCGGCCGCCTGGACGCTGGCGTCTATAGCTCCCGCCTTATCGGGATACAGGGCGGCCACATCGTCGGCGTACATCCACTTGGCGATGCCCAGATACCGGGCGTCCTTGAAGTCAGGCCGGCGCGCGCGGGGATCGTAGAAGAACTCCTCCCAGCGGATCTGGGTGATCGTCACCTGCGTATCCGGGTCCGCCCCGATCAGGGCCGCGCCGGTGCCGGGGACCAGGATGTCGCGGAACACGTCCAGCTTCAGGCGCTTGAAGCGGTTGACGTCGGCGATATAGCGCAGGACGTCCGTCGCCGCGTCGGCCGCCGCCTCATCGCCCGGATTGCGCGGCCAGCACTTGGGATCGCTCGTCCCCTTCTGGCTGACGCCGATGATGCCGTTGATGGCGGGCTTGATGCGGTTGACCACGATCGGCGGCTGACCGCGTTCGCGCAAGGCCGCGAGTTCCGCGCGCGTGAACTGGTCGGAATCGTAATAGTCGATGGCGGTGAGGCTGTTGCGGCGGGCCTCGTAGGTGAGCTGCTCGTGGTCGGTGAAGTAGCGCTTGAGGCGCATGAGGTCCGGGAGCGGCGGATCGGCGGTCTTCGCGGATCGCGCCATGACCCACCCCCTTTTAGATTGCAGACTGTCTGAAACTGAACCCGGTGGCGGGGGCCAACGCCCTCAAGCCAATCTTCGCCAGTTTTCATATTGCAGCACCTTCCCGGCCGGTCGTCAAGCCCCTTTCGCACCCGCCGCAGCCCCTGGGCCCGGCGCCGGCCAGGCTCAGGACTTGCCGAAGGCCAGGATCCGGCGAGCCTCGGCGTCCGCGGGCCGGGGCGTGGTCGGCGCCGCCTCGGCGCACCCCAGGCAAGGGGCCGGGCGGATCCAATGGGAGAGGTCGAGGCCGGTCAGACGTTCGAGCTTACGGGTGCTGTCCTCGAACAGTGCGGCGAGAAAGACCTGGTCCTCCGGCGCCATCTCGGCGGTCTCGTCCCGGTAATAGATCTCCTTGCCGCGCTCCTTCAGCCCCCGAGGCACGAACCGCGTGATCAGACCCTTCAGGCCGCTATAATAGAGGACCCGGTTCAAAGCCTTCAAACGCGCCGCCCGGGTGACGCCGATCTTCAAGGCCTCCAGGCGCGAGTCCTCGGGAATCTCCAGGAACCT